GTAGTTTTTGTAATAGATGTCAGTTCCATTTTCGCTTCTAGCGTTGAGCGTCTTGGAAAGGCCTGGATGAATTTCAAGAATCGTATTAGCAATTCCTGTGATTGCTCCATCTTCGTCAGCAACAACGATGTGCATTTCATCACCCGAACCACCGTAACGAAGAACTTCAAATGAAGAACCAGGAGCTGATGGGAAGTAATCGAAAAACTCCCAACGACGAGTCGTTGTAGCTTGAGTTCCAGTGTTGCCGACATACTTCGACTGAAGTGTTACTGTGTTACCAGAAATAGATCCTACCTTGTAGCTACCTTTATCTGGACCAAGAACAAGAATATCACCAACAGTCAGCTTAGTGCTTGTACCAGCAGCAGTTGTAAACGTAACTGTAGTTGAGTTGTTCGTAAACGCTGCTGTTCCTGTGATTGTGCTTTCGAACGCATTGGCTGAAAGACATACAGATACGCGATGACTGTTTCCTGTTAGGCCAGGATACTTAGCGATCCACATACCAGCGCCAGATACACCTGCAGCAGAATAGTTCTGCTCGTAGTCGTCTTCGTTCTTTACGAACGCGATGATAGAAGTGTTACCCGTCGCAGTGGCGTTACGAGCCTGCGATGTGCTGTTCGTGTTCGAACCATAAACAACGCGAGTTACATACAGAGCATTTCCGTATGAAAGGAAGTTCGCAGCAGTGAAAAAGTCAACAGCTGTGTTCGTTGTTGGGTGAATGAACTGCTTAACGAGCGTGTCTTCACTATCGACGAGAACGCGCTGATCAACGGGACCCCAACGGAAATGACCAGCGAAAGCGCCAGTTGTAGTAGATACGGCAGGAATAATCGTTGTGAGATCAATCTCACTAACATTTACGCCTGGAGAAACTTGGAAACCCATCGGATTTATCTCCTTTATAAAACGAAGGTGCGTTCTTCGTGCTTCTGAATCTTCTGGTTTTATTTATAAAAACTGGGCTTTTATCTAAAAAAGTCGTCAGCCGCATCCATTTCCATGGACTGAACGGAGCCACCATCGTCGATGAAACCTGCTGGAAGAAGATCGTCGTGCACTTCTTTCATAGTTTCTTGAGCCAAATTTCGTCTAATATCACTGTTAGTAATGTCTTTGAAGTATGGTTGCGTGATCAACCAGCCAAATAAGACTAGAGTCATAGCTAGATCATCATGACAACCTTCTTCAGCCTTATATGTATCTTTTACCTCAACAAAAGTCGTCAGCTCTTCAATCGTTTCAAAGTCAGTTATGAGGAGCTTGTTACTTTCAATTACAGTTTTCAGGTTAGAACAACCGATTTTCTTAACAGATTTTGTTGTGCGAATACCGAATGCGGATCTAGAACTGAATCCACCGCCAACTTTGATGTTTTTGTTCTTAGTAAACGTTGCGATCACGTTTTCATACTCAAGATCCATGAACAACGACTGAACAACTTGCTGACCGATATTGTTCGTTTCACCTAGAACCCATGCGTTATTATACATCTTACAGAAACGATAGATCACGTCAGGGAACAGAAGTGGAGTTATTTCTCTACTTCTGTATTTGGCTACTTGTTTGTATGGAAACTCAGTGACATCAAATATCGACAATGCAGAATAGTCACCGCCAACACCTTCAGATACGTCAAACACGCATATGTATAATCTACGAGGATCTGGAGCTTTATAGAAATCCAGACCAAACGGATCTGTGAACGGTTTAGTCCAAGCAAGCTCACGAAGTTTCATAGGATGAATCAATGTATGTGATGAACCAATGAACTCGCACTCAAACTCTTGACGGAACTGTTCTTCGCTGGTGTTAGCGATAGTTTGTTTACGCCAGTCATCATCACGACCAGGAACGTCCGACCAATGAATCTCAATTGGTTTGTATTCGCTCTTTCCATCAATAGCGTCAGTCCACATCTTGTAGAAGTGATTCATACCATTAGGCGTAGAAACGATGATAATCTTTGTTGTTTGACCTGAAGAAATCGTAGGATATGTTGACGCAAAGAACTGATCGGCTAGATTACGCTGCACGAATGCAAACTCGTCAAGGAAAATCAAGTTATATGAACCACCACGGATGGCACTTGATGATGTAGCAGCAGCCACAACTTTTGAACCGTTTTCTAGTTCAATGTTACCTTTGTTCCAAGTAACAACACCTTGCTGTAGAAACTTTGGAAGATATTCGTAAGCAAGTTGAAGTTTAGCAAGCAGGTCGCGCGCGAGCGCGCCTTTGTTAGCAAGGATGGCTACGTTTTGCTGATCTGTAAAAAGAATAAGCCAAAGAATGTAAGCAACCGATGTTGTTGATTTACCAACCTGACGAGGCAGCTTACAGATAGAGAAACGATTGTTTGCAAACGTATGCAGCATCTTCGCTTGGAAGTCCCACATACGGAATGGAATAAGACCTTGGTCAACGTTGACGATCTTGATATAGTTGCGCGCAAAGTATTCTACATCTTTGGCGCATTTCATATACTCTTCAACTTCTTCTTTAGTATATGGATGAACTACACCAGCTGCTTTTAGATTAGGGTTGCCAAGATATGTTTTTACAGCCATCACTTCCTACCGTTGACTAATGCTTGCAGCTCTGCTGCGCTTCCAACGAATATAGCATTTTGAGCTTGAACTGAACTAGGCGCTTCTTTAGGATCATCAGACTTTTTGAGATCTTTCAGTTTCTTTTGAATATCTAGAAGATCTTTGTTAGCATCTACCAGTGTCTTGATGAGACCGCCCACGACTTCGAACGCTCTTGGATGTTCTGAAGTTTTGGCAACAAGTAGTGCTTCTTCCAACGCATCATTGCCTTGATGAATAATCTTGTGAAGATTGCGACGAGCAGTTGCGAAATCGTCATCAATGTTCGTATCAGGGGATTCAGCATGAACAACCTCTACTGCTTGCGTTTTTTGAACCATAGGCGGAGTTGACTCTGGTAGCCCAAGAGCTTGCTCGACGCTTACTTCAAAATTAGTCTTTTCACTCATTCGTCTTGTCCCGTCACTGGATTATACTTACGACCATCGCCAGCATAGAAGAAAGTATTAGAGCAGAATCCGTAATCGTCATCTGCGTCGATTTGATTATATGGAATAGAAGCTGAACTATTCGTTGTTGGGCTTCCGTTAGCCAATAGACCAGGCGTTATAACAACGCGAGAACTACGACCTGTGCGCGAAACATCTTCGAGTGTGATCTGGTTTCCAGTGTTTCCTGTAACGATACCAAAGTCGATTTGTGAGCGTTTGATGATGCCCTGACGGCGAACTGGACCGTAGAAGTATGCTTTGACCGTGAAATCGAATGTATAAACGAGAGCACGACGAGTTTCAAAGTCGCCTTCGTATGTATCTTCAATCGAAACTGTGTTTAGGATCGTAGGAATATCTTGTGTGATGCTCGTTTGAGGAATGATACGAACGCTGTTCGTCCACTCTGGACCGAAATACGGAACGATCTGCTCAAGAATCTGTGCGCCATCATCAGCGTTACGAACGAAAGCATACAGATTGAACTGTAAATCATACGGAACTGGCGCATAGTTGAAATCTAATTTATCTTCATCGGTCGTTACTTTGACGTTACGATTGTGTGCGTTCAAACGTCTAGTGCCATCATAATTGAGCGTTGTCATTTCAAAGCTCATGATAGGAAGCTGAATCGCAACCTGCTGATCTAAGTTAGGATCTTGAGTAATACGAGCCAAAAACTTTTCTTTCGGTGCATACGAAAGCGGAACCGCGATTGCACCAACGTTTGCGCCAGTGGCATCATAACGACGAACAACAATATCGTTGAACATGTTACCAAACATGATAACATATCTACGCAGCGACTGATGGTAAAACTGTGATCCAAACATTAGTAGCGATCCACTTCAGAGAATGGATTTCGTTCACTGAAGTCGATATAGTCGAACGACTTCTGGAAGTAAATCTCGTTATTGGCTGTTTTAGTTTGTTCTTCGACTCTATATTCCTGTAGAATATATTCGCCATCTTCGTTCTGTAGGATATCTCCGTCTTCGTAAACAAACTGATACTGAAGGATATCCTGACTGTAGCGAGTTTCGATAGCGTCAATTTCTGTGTTACCTGTAGCCAGATCAACACCAGTAATACGGTCTACAAGTTCACAGCGCAGCTCGTATGTGTAGAGCTTGCCGTGCTGATAAAACACCTGTTCGTGCTCAACGAACTTGACTTCGTATAGTTTCTTATTGAGCGGGAAGTAAATGAAGTCACCTTCGTATGGGCGCGTAGAAGAAGTTTGATATCCTTCAGTTCCACCAGTTTCTAGACGCAGCGCAACAGAGTTAGCCCAACGACCTGTGTTTGCTTCTTCAAGCTGAATGTTATATCCGACTTCCGTCAGAACCTTTTCATTTGATACCTGTTCCCAGCGTTTGCGTGCCATGACAAGAGTCATAGAGTCGCGAATCTCAAGATTGAACTTAGAAAGGAAGTCACCTTCACCTTCGAAGTTCTGTGTGTTCTTGACATACATTTCAATATCAATCGCGTCATCAAACTTAGACAACGGATCTTCACCGAGCAACGCATCGGGTCCGATAATCGTTCTTGGCATATACTTTACATCAAGACCATGAATCTTGATAGACTCAATGATCAAGTCTTCAGCTGTATCTTGCTCACGACCATATGTAAAGTATTTGAAGTATTTGTTCGTTGCCATCGTTATCCGATCATATCAGTGACTGGCAGTGAGTAGTCGTTGATAACTTCGTCTTCTAGCTTGATGACTTCTTCGTTCGCTTCATCCCAGATCTTTTGACCATTGAACGTAAGACCGCCAGGCAGATTCATACCTTCAAACTTCTTTAGGTTTTCGCCCCACTGCTTTTTGACCAGAGCTGTAGCGTATTTCTTGAGCCACTGATCATCCCACACATCTGGATATGTTTCTGGATTGACTGTTTTGTAACCGTCGATCATGATATACTGATTAGTTTGAACGTCTTCATCCCACTTCATGTCAATAAACAGCTTATCCATGTGACGATTATAACGGATAGGTTTCTTACCGACGAACACTTCTTCAAGGAACTCGATATGGCGCATCGCAACAACGTATGGCGTGACCGATACGCTGGAGATGTTGAACAGTTCGTTGAGGTGGAGCTGATAGCGGATATTGAACAAGTTCATAGCGCCAAACGAATCATTGATATCGAATACACGAGTTACGCCACAGAAATCTTCTGGGAGCGTGATATACTTGTTTGCAATATCCTGAGCTGTTAGCTGGTGGGGATAGTAGACGTGCTCCATACCATCGAAATGGTAGTCGCGGAACTTGAGCAAAGCGTCGTCGATACGATCTTCGACCTGCTCGTCATCTACGTTGATGTCGATGACGGGAGCGCCTAAACGGCGTAAAATGTAGTCTTTGAAGGCTTGACGCGATGCAATAGCCATAGGCGGAACTCCAATGAATGTTTCCGCCTATTTATATTATTTGCTTGTAGCTCGGTAGACGCCATCCCAATTCGCTGGAAGATCGGCTTGACGGAGCTCCTCAATACGTTCTTTCATCATCGCATAATACTCGTTCAGTTCACCTTTGAATGCGTTTTGAAGAACATTGATATAGACTAGAGCTTGTTCCCAATTTTGACGACGATATGCCTTGATGAAGTCCGCATGAGATTTGAGATAGGTTTTGTCAATTCCTGTTCCGTTCACAATCGTAAAGATACGGACGCCTTTCGACTTACCTTTGACCGCAATACAATCAAGTTCTGCTAGAGGATACGCTCCGTCAAGCAGTTCAGCTGTGCGCTCACCGATGATGATACGAACATGATAAGGTTTGCTCTGACCTTCTAGGCGCGAAGCCAAGTTAACAGAATCCCCCAAGCAGGTATAATCAAATCTTTGATCGGAACCCATATTGCCAACGACAACATCACCAGAATTGATGCCGAGACCCATACCAAAAGGAGGAACGTTTTCAGATGCGATAGAAGCGTTGAAAGCATCGAGATCATTGAGCATTGCAAGACCCGTGCGAACAGCGTTCTTAGCGTGATCACGATCATCCAGAGGCGCGTTCCAAAAAGCCATTTGCGCATCGCCGATGTATTTGTCGAGTGTTCCATTGTTTTCTAGGATCCTCTTAGTCATCGCTGTCATATAGCGATTCATGATTTGGGTCAATCCCTGAACGTCGCTTCCATAATGCTCACTAATAGCAGTAAACCCACGAACATCAGTAAACATGATTGATAGCTCACGGGTTTCTCCTCCTAGTTTCAGCAGATCAGGATTTTCCTGTAACTTCTCAACCATAGCTGGTGACAGATACGTTCCGAACTGTTTTTTGATCTGGAGTTTTAGACGATTTTCTCGTGCAAAGTTGTTGTAAATCAGGTGGCCAAAGCTGAAAGTGCCCGATAACAATAAATAACTGGCGTCCCAAAGCTGCATATGTTCCTTGAACATGTAGTAGGAACCATAAGCGGAGAATCCAATAAATGCTAGATATAATGGCACTGTCCATGAAACAGATGTTCTTGGCACAAGAAAGAGCAGTAATCCTAGCATTGCAGACAGAACGAGCAATTCAAGAGTCTTCGCGAAAGGCAGTCGGGTTATACTTGATCCATCTATCAAAGTTTGCAATGCAGCAGCTTGAACTTCATGGCTCCACTTTTCACCCA